ATGCCAAGTATAAGCGAAATTCTTGCGAATGAAGATTTTGGGCAGGTAGTCAGTACGTTATGTATCGATACGATTGAATACCGGGAACCAAGAGAATATTACAGAGAATACCACGGTGAGCGCCGGCGACGTAAAACTTCTGTTGGCTGGCGTGAGCCTAAGCGTTTAGAAGTCTATTCGGATACTTTGGTGGATAAAAATGGTGAACCAGTACGCCTTCCTGATAAGATCGTAGATGTGGCCCGTATCGTAACCAACTTTCCGAAGAAGGAGGTGCGTACCTCTGTCGCTTTCCTGTTCGGCGGGCAAATGACGATTACCGGAGCTGATCAAAACGATGGCTTTCAAGAGTTCAAGCGTGTATGGGAACGCCGGTTGAAGATGCAATCCGTCTTGAAGTCATTCGCTCGCAAGGTGCTTTCTGAAAGTAAGGCTGCTCTTGTGTTCTATCCGTATACCTCCAAAGGATTAGACGGCAAATTGATTACGGAGTTAAAAGTAAAAACACTTTCTGTTCCCCGTAATGAAAATACTTTCTCTGAATTTTATCCCCATTTCGACGATAACGATGATATGGATGCCTTTATCCATCGTTACCAAGTGAACTCTAATGGTATGATTCGGAACAGCTGCACGATTTGGATGGCGGATAAGATTATTACGGCTATCGATGAAATGGGTGGCTGGGTGATAAAAGAGGTTCCCAATCTATTTGGGAAAATTCCGGTTGTGTATGCCGATGTATTCCAACCTGAATGGGATGAAGTAGCGTTTCTGATGGATGCTCGTGAAATGCGTATTTCTCGCATGGTGGATACAAATGATTACTATGGTGATCCGATGTTGAAGACATTCGATGTGGCTGACCTGCCGACTAAAGACACTGTCGGCAAAGAATTGTCTTTTACGTCTAAAGTACATCCGGAAACGCAACAATTGTATCATGGCGATGCGGAATACCTTACTTGGAACGGCTCTCAACCATCTGTGGATAAAGAGTTGGAAGAAACCAAATGCGAGCTGTTTTCCGGTACATCCACGCCAGACCTTTCCTTTGACAATTTGAAAGGTATTGGCAACCTGTCCGGTGTCGCTCGTAAATTCATGCTGATGGATGCGACCATCAAGGCGAGTGAGAACATGGAAACATTCGGTCCGGTCGTACAACGTTGTGTGTCGGTCGTGTTGGCCGGGATATGCAATATTACCAACATCAAGTATCGTCCCCAGCTGGTAAACAACCTGATCGATGTGGAATTTGGTTCCATTTTGCCGGAAGATTTGGCTGAAACCTTGCAAACACTCTCTGTTGCCAATGGAGGCAAACCGATTAACGCTCAGCGCACGGTTACGGCTCATTCTCCGCTAACAGAAGACTTGGACGAAGAAATGAAGCTGATGGAGGAAGAGGAAGATACAGCAGCGCAACGCAATAATATGATCGGCTTAACAATGGGATATGGAGAATGAAAGAACTATCATTTCATGAGCGACAATTCCTGCAATGTCTGTTCCGGCAACAAGGTAGCATAAAGTATTCGTTTGACGAGTTTGTCCGTAGGGTAGGACCTCTTCTGGCTAAATGGTCGGATCATGGCGGTGACCGTGTATGGATAGGCAACGCTACCATAGAGAAGCAAATCGAACGTCTGTTGGATGACCTGCATACGCAGCTCGTAAGCAATATATCCAATACAGTTACCGATGTATGGAATTTAGGCAATAGGAAAGCGGATGAACTGGTAACAGGTTATATCAAGGATATGGCCATATCCAGTACGTTGAAGGATAAGATGTTTTCCAGAAGTGCAGATGCGCTGAATACCCTGTTGAAACGTAAGGATGAATTTGGTAAAACCATATCCTCCCGTGTCTGGGATATAACGGACGGAGCTATGGATAATCTGGAGTATTATCTTTCTTCGGGTTTGTCTTCCGGCCGTCCGGCTGCGTTGATCAGCCAAGATATACGGCAATTACTAAACGAACCCAACCGTCGTTTCCGCCGTGTAAGGGACGCGAATGGCAAATTGGTCCCATCCCAGCCGATGAAAGATTATCATCCGGGGCAGGGTATTTATCGTTCATCTTATAAAAACGCCCTTCGACTAGCAGCAACGAAAACAAACGAGGCTTTTCGAACTGCCGATTATGAACGTTGGCAGAATATGGACTTCGTGATCGGTATAGAGGTGGAACGTTCACCAACGAATCACGGTCCGTGTCCTGTGTGTGACGCCAAGGCTGGCCAATACCCGAAGGATTTCAAGTTTACAGGATGGCACCCGTTTTGTATTTGCATATCTACGCCGATTATGATGGATCATGAGGAGTTCGCTGAATGGTTACTGGGTGATGGAAAGCCAAAGGATTCGATTAATGTAGCGTCCGATAAAGTGAGATTTAAGGAGATCAAGGAAAAGGCTTCTTTATTAAAACAAACTGTTATTCGGAATAAAGATTTTCGGAAAGATATACAGATTACCGGTCGTGGTATAAAAGAGTGGTTGAACCAGCCACATAAATATTACGAGAAAAAGAATGAAATGCTTTTGGATATAGCTTCTGTGATAAAGGATGCGGAATATATTGGTTGCGGAAATGATAAGCATGGATATAATGCTATTGTTCATTTGTTTGAGACAAAAGTGGAAAACGAAAAGTCTTGGATTCTTGTGAAAGAGCAGGCGGATGGTAGCACATCGTTATATAGTATCTCTGATAGCATAAATATATTGAGATTATTGGAAAAGAAGAAAGGCGATTCATAAGTAGCCCCGTGGAACTACAATCCACGACTTGCTTATAAACCGCCTTCTTTTTGCAAAAATATAAATAATCTCCTAATTGTTTAGCGATTTAGGAATTTTAATCGTAAAATCAACTGTTGGCGCCAGCATAATAGTTGAACAACTGCGGTGCTGAACACCGTGGTTGAACTGGGGTGCTGATGACCCCAGTTGTTACGCTCGGCATAATGGTTGGAATTAATCAAATTACTTCTGCTTCCTCCTTAGGTTGCTCTACCACCTTAAAGAGGTTGGCGAGAAATTCCAGCCCTTTCTGAGTAACGAGCACTTTTAAGACCATGAATCCATCGTGATTGTTCCGGTCAATCCATTTCTCTTTTAGGACGAAATAACCACGCTTCACATATTCCTGCTTCGGTTCGTTCTTGTTCTTGAAGAATACACCCATATCACGAAGTTTTTGGAACAAGGTATTTCTGCCGAATGGGAGATTCAGGATTTTTGCGGACTGGCCGATGTCGATACGTTCGTCCGCATCCATTATTTTATCCATAAAGTCTGCCTTGGGACGTAGTTTGTTGTTTTCTTTTACTACGGTTTCAACTTTTTTCTCCAGCTGCCGGATTCGTTCTTCTTTGCGCTTCATGGTGTCTTTGGCAACCAATAAGGCACGAGCCATGATCTCCTCCGGTGTCTCGTCTTCTTTGGCAATCATGTAACCGCCGGTTTTGCGGATGGCGGGGAGGATCTCTTCGCATACCCAGTCTTGGAACTTTCCTGCCTCGGGTAATTTGGAGCGCATAACTAAGCGGTAAACATCGGATTCTGGGATGAAAGAGATTTCTACTTTCTGTTCTGTACTTTTACCATATTGGTTTGTTGTGATTGAGACCCCCTCGTGTTTCACGACCCCCTTACAATGTCTATTGATAGCATCATATCGATTACTATACCCTAACATCGCTGCCACATCATTGGCCACAAACATTGGTTTATCATCTATAACCGTAACTCTGATTTGTCCGAATACCGGACTTTGGAAATATTGTATCTTCGCTTCCATAATGAGTCGTATTTAAAAGTGAAAGGGCAAAGACCGGAATTGCCTATTGTGGCTGTTTGCAATTCCAATCAATGCCCTTTATTAATATCTTTCTCTGGAGAACAGCCACGAGCTCCGGATTAGAACGTTCTGAAGTAATATATAAGTCAGATTTTCTTTTTCCGGAGGCAGATGGCGATACCTTCTATACTTTCGCTTTTTGTGCCTGTAGTTTCGAATTTAACTTCTCAGCCTCCTTTTGCATATTTTCGGAAGCATGTTTGATGTAGTACAGCATCCCTTCGGTTCTTCCGATTTCTCGACCGGTATTGAATGCGGCTTGCAGTTCTGGAGTGGAGTATTTACCCATTTCGGAGGGTTGGGCCGTCCTTTTGCCGTTACTATTGTTGGCGGCATTGGAATCCTTGGAATTGATAGACATATATAATAAAAAAAGGTATTCGTGCCTTTCCTGCTGTCTATCACATTCCAAGGGATGTTGTGGTCCCATTACAGTTCCACACAGGGGTACACGAATACCAAATATCGTTATACAATAAATGTGTGTGCATAAAAAATGCCCACATCCCTTAGTTAAATATGATAGACACCACAAAGATGAGCACTAATTCTGAATCCCACAAGAAAAAATAGAAATACCTTTGCGTTTTCATCTTGTTGTGCTATTTTTGCGTTATGTGGAAAGAGAAATTAGGAAACTATTTGATTGATGTCTCGAAATATATCTTTACAGGTGTAGTGGTAGCGTCTTTATTCAAGGATATGGAAGATAATAAGTGGCTGATTTATGGCCTAGGCTTTACGTCTTCTATTTTAGCCTTAATAGCAGGATTGGTATTAACGAATAAGAAAAAGGAGGATAAGTAATGGGAGCTATAATTGGATTCGCCGTGATAGGCATACCTTGTGCCGCATTTTTGATCTATTGCCTTACGCCTTCTGGCAAACAATGGCTTAGATCCAATCACATGATTTGACAAGATAGATTCTTATAGGAATAATTTAGAGATGAAAGCCTGCCGGTTGTCCGGTGGGCTTTTTTTATACCCGGAATTTTCTTCCCCTCCCTTATATTTTAAACAGAAAACTCTTATGACAATTTTAGATTTAATCAAGGCGGCATGTAAGACAAAAGGCGTGCCGGAGAAGTATGCGGAACGTATTCAGAAAACGTTCAAGATTGAGAAAGCCGAGGGGATGGAGGCTTTCGTGGACCTGTTCAAGGATAATATTCTTCCGGCAATCCAAGAAGCGGAGAATGAAGCTAAGACTACGGCTGAAACGGCCGCTGTCGCCGCTTATGAAGCCAAGCATGGGTTGAAGGATGGTAAACCGGTAGAAGATCCGGATAAGAACAAGAAAACGGAAGAAGAGCTGTTGAAGGATCTTAGCCCGGAACTGAAAGCTTATCTGGAAAGTATGAGGAAGAGCGTCGATGATATGGCTAAGAAGGTGGGCGATTCCATTACCAACTCGGCAAACGAGGCTAAGAAAGAAACAGTCCGTAAGCAGTTGAAGGATGCCGGTCTTCCGGATAGCTGGCTGGGACGTGTGGACTTGGCTTCGGAAACCTCTATCGAGGATCAAATCAAGGCGCTTTCCGAAGAGTTTACCGGAATCCAGCAAAAGGCGATCGATGATGCCGTGGCCCGTGGTGATTACGCTCCCGGTTCCGTGAATCTTCCGGAGCGTTCCGAGGCGGATTGGGCGAAGCTGATGGATCAAGATGCCGACAAGAGCGCAAATAATCCCGGTGTGGTGAACCTGGGTATTGAATAATCCAAGAAAAGTGTAACGTTATGTACAGAAAAAGAGAAAGAGAATTCCAGTATCCTCCCGGAATTGAAAAGATTATTGAGGATGTGATCGGCGGTGGGACGATTGACCGCCGGGATTTGCGGAACGCTTTGTTCAATGGCAAGTCGTTGGACGAGCTTCCTCCGATCGTGATCGTGGTGAAAGATCCGGAAACTGGGCTGTATCATGTATTGAAGACGGCGATGGCTTCCGATGCTGGCAATGAAACTACTTATAAGGTGTCCAAGAATCATCTGTTTGGTGTGGGTGACTTCGTGACAATTGGTGGCGCTTTGACTGGCGCTTCCGATAAGATCACAGCTATTGATAAGAGTAATGCGGATTTCGATACGATTACGCTGGCTGCAACGATTGGGGCTGCAACAAAAGGTCAAGTATTGGTTCAGGCTAAAGACAAGCAGGCTGCGAAAGCCGCCAAGTTACCTTATGATGGCGAATTGGTCGTCACGATGAATAAAGTCGACTTGACTGTAGCTAACCAGCAGTCCGGGTTATTGGTAAGAGGTACGGTAAACGAATCCTGTATGCCGTTCCCAGTAGATAAGGACTTAAAGGCATTAATGTCGTTTATCCGTTTTGTGTAATCCATTAAAATCTGATATATGGAAAGAAGTTTAATTAAACAGGTGAATAAAAAGAACATGGCGGCTCGTTTGAATACCCGCCATGTGAAACCAGTCGTTTTCCCGAACTTCTTCGGGGTGAAAAGAAAGACTTCGTTGAAGTGGGAGACACTGACCGGCGAGAAAGGTGCTCCGGTAATGGCAGATGTGATCTCTTTTGACGCTTCCGCTCCGCAGAAGACGCGCGAGGTAATCAGCAAGTTGTCCGGTGATATTCCAAAGACAGCCGTTAAGCGTGGTATGAACGAAAGTGATTACAACGAGTACAAACAGTTGGAACGTGACGCACAGGGTGACGCAGATCAATTGGCATTGCTGAACCTGGCTTTCAAGGATCAGGATTTCGTGTATAACTCCGTCCGTGCCCGTTTCGAATGGTGGTGTATGCAGCTCATGAGCCGTGCGGGTTTCCATTTGTCGGCAAAGAATAATGGCGGTGTCGTTACGGCTGAGTTTGTTGGTTGCGGTATGCCGAAGAAGAACCAGCGTAAATCTTCTGTAGATTGGAGCAACGCTTCAACGGCTAACGGCTTGCAGGATATCGAAGATACGGTTGTTGCTGCTTCTGCCGAGGGAGTAACGATTCGCTATGTAGTGATGCACGTGGCTGACTTCTCTTTATTGAAGAAGCAGAAATCAACATTCGACACATTGAAGGCATGGGTTAATTCGTCTTCAAAAATATTGGTAACGAAAAATCTTATCAACGAGTATCTGGCCGAACAGGAAATCCCGGTAAAGATCATCACTGTGAATCCGTCTGTCCGTATCGAGGATAAGGCTCACCGCCGTAAGACGATCAATCCGTGGGAGCGTAAACGTGTATGCTTCCTGGAGGATCTGAAGGTTGGTGATATCCAGCACGGACCGATTGCAGCCGAATCTTCCGCTACCTTGCAGAAGATTGCCCTCATGGTAAAACAGGATTGGGTATTGGTTACCAAATGGTCTGAACTGGAACCGTTCAAGGAATGGACGAAAGCAGAAGCAAATGCTATCCCTGTCGTAAACGATCCGGATGCCATGTTCATCATGAAGGTGGATGGCCAGGATTGGAACGCATCTGAAGATACTGAAGGTACGGATGATATCCCGGCAACATTCTTAGGTGAAACCGTTGAACCGGAAGATCAGATGATTCAGGATACTGAAAACGGAGAATAACAATCATGGCTAAGACGATTCGAGATACAATACTAGCTTATCCCGGTCTCGCGGATTGTGAAGATTTTTTGGATAACGTCGTTTTGCCGGGACACGGTTTTGAAGGTACAGAAGATAGTAAGACGATCGATATTCAAAAACAAAAGCTGGTGGCTGCCGACCTTTATTCCATGGTCGGTGGTCTGCCAGACTTTACCGAAAACAAGCTTTCTATCACATATCCCCGTTCCTGGTATGATGCTATGGCAAAACGGCTGTATAGGGAAGGTGGAGAACCGGAGAAAGCAGAACTGATCGGGAATAAGATTGAAGTTCCAAAAGGAAGGGCGCAAAACAGATGGTAAGACGGTATTCACATAAGGCAATAGTAACAATCCAATCCGGACAATTGGTAAAAGGGGAATGGGTTGCCGGAGAACCGACGGAAATAGAGGTTACAGGGCAATACTTTCCATCCAATAGCGGACAGCAGTTAAAGCAGAATGTTGATGGAAAGGAATTTATCGTACACGGTGAGTTCTCTACAAAGATACGTCCCGTGGAAAATGCAAAACGGATTCGGATTGATAGTATCGCTCTCGATGTGGATATTATCTGTTGGGAGCCGTTTCAGACTCACTCTGTAATTTATGTATAGCGATGGCAAGGAAAGGTGGTTTGACTCCGATGTGGAGCGATAGAGAAGTAGAACGTTGGTTTGATTATTTTGTGGACCGGGCGGAAGAGCGGATATACAAATTATTGCAACGTGCCGGGGAAGAGTTCGTGAAGCTTGCCCGAAAGAAAGGAAACTATCAGGATCATACTGGTAACCTCCGTAGCTCTATCGGTTATGTGATCGTCAAGGATGGCGATATATTGACCGAGAACTACGAGTTGTCAGATAAGAAAGGTACCGATAAATATACGGGATTGAGAGAGGCTAAAAGGCTCGTATCAGAATTACTACCCCTTTATAAGAATGGCTGGGTATTGATTGGTGTAGCCGCTATGCCTTATGCCAAGTATGTGGAAGCAATCGAAAATCTGGATGTTATCTCCGTTGCCACGGAACATGCTGAGGATTGGATCAAGAAACAGAGTCGAACGTTATTTGATAAACTCGCTGAGAAAGGATATTGAACATGGCTAATCAGTTTGATATAGTAGATATCGTGTATGATGCGGTTGAACCGGTCAGTACGAGCTTTATTCTGTACAAAGATCGCTCTGGTGATGGTGAGACAAAGAATCATATCACAATCCGGATGCTCACGTTAAATGAAACAGAGGTTGTGAATAAAGGTTCGGTTAATATCAACGTATTTGTGAAGAATCAAGCGAAAGGCAGGCCTGATCGACAGCTAATGAAAGGAGTGACACGAAAAGTTAAGTCTGCACTACGAAATATCACACCTCCTTTCGGCATGTATTGGAAATCTCGGATCGTATGGTCCGAACCTCTTGGCGAAGCAAAAGAAGGCTTCGATTGTACAAATATAAGATTTGAAGTAATAACAGAAATAGATTAAGAATATGGCTAATGAAAGAAGTTTGGCGGTAGGCGTATCCTTCTTAGGATATGGTGACCCCGGTGATGGTGTTCCGGCCTCTATTTATACACAGTGTCCGATCGTTCATGAAGGCTCAGTTGCTTTCAATTTCAATGAAGCGACCTCTGTCGATTTTCGTGCGGAAGGGATGAAAGATCCTTGGGAGTCATTCGATAAGGCTGGCGACCCGGATAGTTTTGAATTTGCTATCCCGTCGCCGACAGCTCAGGAGATGCTCGCGTTTTGTGGTGGTTCTGTAAGTGGTGGTAAGTGGAATGCTCCGATTGATATTCCAAATATCCGCAAATCGTTCAAGATACAGACAACACCGTACAAAGGTAAGTATACGGAATATACATTTGCCATTTGTAAAGTCAGTGCCCGCTTGAGTCAGGCTCCGTCTTCAGAACAAACAGACCTTTTGCTAGTTAAATGTACCCGTTTGGCAGCAATTACCTCTGCTGGGCAGCAACGATCTTCGTTCGGTCGGGCGGTGATGAATGTAACCCTTACTCCGGTAACGGCAGTTGCAATCACCGGTACACCCAAAGTTGGTGAAACGCTTATGGCCACCTTGACACCAGCGGAAGCGACTGGTGATTTCCAATGGCAACGTAAAGTGGATGGCCAGGGAGAAGCCCAAGATATTGAGGGGGCTATTGGTGACAGTTATATGATCCAGCCGGAAAATGAAGGCGATAAAATCCTTGTCAAGTTTATGGCAAACGGTTTGTATTCCGGAGAGAAGACAAGCGCAGAAACAGAAGCCGTACAAGCAGCAGAATAATTAAGGACTGTTGTTTCGGTTATCGAAAGCCTCGGAACTATCCGGGGCTTTTATATTTTAATCGAAAACGATTATGGATGCAGGAGCTGTAGAAACGATTGCTAAGATGCAATGTAAAATTGATAACTATGAGTATTTTCTTCAGAATTTGTTTATCAAATTGACAAAACCAAATTCAGAAGTACTATGTATTTCATTTGGGAAGGATATTAATAACGCCATATGGAGAGAAGTTGAGAAATTACAAAATCAAGTGAAAAGCCATGAGTGTAAAGCAAGTACTTCAACTGGAGAGTGAATCCGTTTCCTGCCAGCCGGTAAGTATTCCGTTTGAATTTACCCGGCTTGAATCATTACCGGAAGGAAAGACGGTAGGGGATAGTATCGCCATAACCCCGATCACTGTCCGCACCTGGTTTCGAATAAAGCCTCTTTTGCTTTATATCGATAAAGAGGATAGAGAGGTTTTGATTGCTGATAAGAATAAAGGATTTTCCAATCAGGTCGCCGAACTGATAGCCAAATATGACGAACTTATCTTTGAAATGGTATGTCTTGGCATTCATAATAAGAAAGGTGATATGCCGGACTGGTTCCGGGAAGTTCTGAAAGACAACTGTACATGGGAGGATATCTATATCCTTCTGAATGCCGTCTTGTACCGGGTAGGCTGTAACCCTTTTTCTCGTACTATCATAGCGCTGGAAGCTGTGAGCCCGTTAAGCGAAGTGGAGATAATAGCCCTTCAGAAAAACAGCGAGACATGGAAGAAGAAGGCCCTCAAAGCAGCTTCATGTTCTTAGTGACCTGCAACGAGGCTTTCGGCTATTCTCATGAACAAATATTGGATAGCAGCTTTGTTTTGTTGGTCGGCATGCTTCGTGAACGCGGTTATTTGATGAACCGAAGGGCCAAAGATTTTTATTCGGAAGATACGTCAATTAAAGAGGAAGATGGAGAATGGGTTGAAATGGTTGATTTCGATACTGGCCATGTGAAACGGATAAAGAAAGTTTTATCTGCATGACTATATATTATATTGAGAGTAGAGAAAAGGGTTTGTCATAGTGATAAATTTTGATTTGTTTGGTAGTAAGAAAGCCCTGCGGACTGTGAAGTTAGCAGGGCTTTGTTCGTTAAAAAGATATCGGGTAACGTTCCGGATGAATTATGCTGTCGATCTCAAGATCCACATCGATTGCATCCCAACGCAACGATTCTTCATCCGGCATGGTTACATCCAATACATCCGAAACTTTTGCATTTCTAAACCAAGGATATCTGTCATACGATAGATAATATTCCTTTCCTCCTACGAAAAGGAGGATACCGCGTGCATTAATCATTGTTACTTCCGCGGTGGTTGTTCCATTTTTCTCTAATAATACGCTCATGTTTTTGTACCTCCTTTAGTATGTTTGAAATTTCAGTTGAAGAAAAACCTTTATTCTCAGCCAAAGAAATAGAAGGTTCTATCCAAATTTTAGCCTTTTTTTCTGCCTGTCTGATATGTATATGCATTCTGTTTTCTTCTAAAGAGAAGAAAAAGAAACGCATTCCATTTTTATAAAAAACCGTTGGACTCATACAGCAAATATACAAAAGATTCCTGAATACAAATGCTTTTAGTTTATATTTTACCATAAACGCATTATGGGAATCAAAAGTAGGGATGGAGCCTTATTTATGGCTACTGGTATTGACAACTCCGGTTTATACGAAGGGAAACGCGAGGCTATGGGAATTATCAAGACTCTGGCAAGCGAGGTGACCTCTTTTGATATATTCAGTGGTATCGGTATCAGTGCGGCAACTGCTTTTGCACAAGCTGCAAAAAGCTCATACGACTTTGAAAAAGAGTTCCGGAAGAACATGCTGGAAGTGGCGACCATTTCCACACAGGTGACGGATGATATGACCGGTTTTATGAATCAGGTTATGTCCATAACCCAAGAGATACCGATTAAGGCTCCGGAGGCCGCCAAAGCACTCTATAGTATTGTTTCTGCCGGTCATGATGGGGCAGATGGTATGAAGATTCTAGAAGTTTCGGCTAAAGCAGCCGTGGGAGGGCTTACAGAAACCGAGACGGCAGCCGATGCTGTTACAACGATCCTGAATGCTTATAAGATGTCAGCAGAGGAGGCTGGTACAGTCTCGGATCAGCTTTTTACAACTGTCCGATTGGGTAAGACTACATTTGGCGAATTAGGAGCCTCCATAGCCCAGGTTGCGCCTATTGCGGCCGCATACGGGATCAGTATTGATCAGGTGTTGGGTGCAGTCGCTTCATTGACCAAACAGGGTACGCCGACAGCGCAGGCAATGACCCAAATCCGGGCTGCTATCCAGGGTACTGCCGGGGAACTTGGGGATGCCGCTTTTCAAGGGCGTACTTTCCAGGAAGCATTGCAGTTGATTAACGAGAAGGCTGGCGGTTCTGCTTCTAAGATGAAGGAAATGCTCGGTACGGATGAAGGATTGGCTGCAACATTGGCTTTGACCGGAAAGAATGCTAAGTCGGCAGCGAGTGATCTCGGAGAGTTACAGAACTCTTTAGGAGCTACGGAAGCCGCGTTTGAGAAGATGAAAGATGCTGCAGACAATCAGCTTACATTGTTGGCTAATAATGTACAGGCCTATTTGCGTCCTTTGGGAGAGAAGATTCTGAAAGAAGTCTCCGATATTGCCAAGGCTTTTAATGAAGCATTTGAGAATAACGATATAGAAGGTACAATATCAAACCTTGAATCGTTGGTAAAGAATGCAGCTGGAGCTTTTCTTTCATATAAAACAGCTATTCTATTAGTTCAGGTAGCTCAACATTCGTATGTAAAATCATCTGCTCTAAGCCGATTAGCGACAATTCAACATACGACAGCTACAGCATTACTTACCGGTGCTTTAAGAAAACAGGCTGTTGCTATGTTGGCAGCAGGAAAGGCAGCTCTTACAAACCCATATGTATTAGCAGTGGCAGGTGTTACCGCATTGGGATATGCAATATTCAAACTTGCGACACAGGCTACAGCTTCGGAAAAGGCGTTGGCTGCTCATAATAAGAGAGTCGCAGAAATGAGAGAATGGTCTGACGGAATGAGAAGTCAGACGGAAGAAATGTTGGGTGTGTTGCAAGATGAAAATAAGTCCACTTTGCAAAAGGTTGAAGCTTATAAAAAGTTACAAGAGCTTTATCCGAATGAATTGAAGAATCTTTCTCTACAGAAATTCCTTTTAATGGATATGGTTGAAGTCAATAAGATGTTGTCCAAGTCGATAGATGATCGTACTATGGCACAACAACGTGCAACTGTGAATTCCATTGAAGAAGAGATGGCTAAAAATAGTAAACGGATTTCTCAATTAGATAAAAAAAGTTGGATTGACACTAGCTTCCCAGAAGCACTTGAATTACGTCGGTTGCGAAAACGAAATGAGCAGCTAAAGATAGAACATGCGAAAGCAGTAGAGATCGTTGTACAAGGATTAAAAGATCGTACAAAAGCAGAGGCTTTGGTAAATAAACAATCAAAACAAGAAGAGACGAAGTTTGCAAAACCTGTAGATCAGAAAGAACTTGAGAAACAGAAAAAACTTCAAAAGGAACTTTTATCCCTTCGTCGTCAAAACCAGCAATCCGAAATTGACCTAATGAAAGAAGGTTCCGACAAGAAGATCGCCCAGTTGAATCTTGATTATGACAGGGAGTTGGATATTATCCGTGCAAGAGAAAAAGAATGGAGAGAGGCACAAGGAGGAAAGTTGACCAAAAAGCAGACGATTGAGATCCGAATGGCAAAAGTCAATGCTGGGGCCAAATTAGGAAATGCGACATCTGATGTTATCCATGAGCAGATTGAAGCAGAAGAACGCGCCATGAACGAATATTTGAAAGAATATGGTTCATATTTGGAAAAGCGTCAAGCTATCACGGAGCTTTATAATGAGAAGATAGCAAAGGCCACAACGGAAGGTGAACGGCTTTCCCTTGCAGAAGGTATGAAGAAAGAGCTGGCGGACGTGGATAATGAAGCCCAAAAGAGCACCTCCATCATCACCCGGTTGTTTGATGATATGAGTAAAAAGAATATCACCTCTATTCGTGCCATTGCGGATGAAGCGGAAAAATTCTTGTCTTTTCTTGAAAAAGGGGAATATTCATCTGATAATTCATTCGGTATAACCAAAGAACAGTTTGATGTTCTTCGTAAATCTCCAGATCAGTTGAAAGCCATTAAGGATGAAATAGCCAATGTCCGCCGTGAAGCCGACCAAATGGAGACCTCTTTTAATAAAGTTTCAAATGGCCTAAAAAAAGTATTTACCTCTGAAAGTGATGCCAAGAAGTTAAAAGAGGGTTTGGCTGAGATAGAGGAGGGCATGAATGAGATCATGCAGGCCGGACAGTTCCTCTCTGACACGTTTTCGAAGCTCGGAGATTCGTTCGGTGGTGTATTCGGCGGGATAGCCGAAGGCTTCAGTGTGGCTATGGACACTGTAAGTTCTGCAATGAGTGGTGCGAAAGCCGGTTCCATGTTCGGTCCACTCGGTGCGTCTGCCGGTGCTGCCATTGGTGTCGTTACATCTTTGGCCGGTGCCATCGCCAAAATCCATGACAAGAAGAACGAGAAACGTATCCAGCGGTTGCAGGATCAAATTGATACATTGGATAAATCTTACGGTAAGTTGGAAAAGTCAATCGAGAAGGCCTATTCAAAGGATGCTTCCAAAATGATTGAGCAGAACAACAAGCTGCTGGAGCAACAGAAGATCCTTATCCAGCAACAGATCAGAGAGGAACAGGACAAGAAAAAAACTGATGACAGCCGTATCAAGGAGTGGCAGGAACAAATCGAGGAAATCAACGACGTTATAGCAGAAAACAAGGAGAAGGCCAAAGATGCCATCTTCGGGGAAGACCTGAAATCTGCCATTGACAACTTCGCTAACGCACAAGCCGAAGCGTGGGCTTCCGGTGAGGACCGGGCAGAATCAGCGAAAGATACCGTCAAAAAAATGATGCGCCAGATGGTCACAGAATCCATCAAGGCAGCAACGGAATCTTCCGGAGCGATGGAGAAGATCCGTGACAAGCTGAAGGAGTTCTATGCCGACAATGTCCTTTCCGGCTGGGAACAGGATTATATCTATAATATGGCGGAAGAACTGCAAAAAGAGATTGACAGGCAGTTCGGTTGGGCTGATAGCCTGATGAAAGATAAGGTGGAAGAACCGGAGAAAGAAGAAGTTTCTGAAAATACCCTGAAAGGCGCGTATGCCAAAGCCTCTCAAGAAAGCATAAACTTGTTGGCCGGTCAGACCGGGGCCGTCCGTGTCCTGTTGGAAGACATCCGCGGCAGTATGCAACCGATCCGGGAACAAATGAAGCTGATCTATGATATGCAATCCAGAGGTTGGGAAGATGTGAAGGCCATCCGCGAACTATCAGATAAAGTGGAAAAGAATACCGATCGGATCGCCGAGAATACGAGAGAGATTAAAGAGGTTGCCGGTAAGATATCGGAAAACACTAGAGGCACGGTTGATGCCTTGGAAGGTACTATTAACGTAAAAGTAAAAATGTAGCATTATGGATAAAGAGTTTTTTGAGATAGCAAACCGGTTAGGTGCCTGCCGGTTGTTGCATGGCACGGAAAACAAAGAAGAGCTTATGCGCCTTCTGCTGACACCGCAGGGTACGGAGTTCTGCACGAAGAATAATTTCCCGTCTATGGAACAATTACGAGAGTTCCGGGGCAAGAAGGCCGAAAGCATGGGAATCTATATCGAGACGGACGTGAAACTGACGAATCCGGTGAAGGTATTCTTGGCCGGTTCCAAGGCAATCCTTCATTTTGATACGATCGGCCGCTACAACGTGATCCTGATGCACGGGGCGGAAGCCGAGATCCATGCGAGTAACTATGCCGTGGTGTTCGTAAAGAACGCTGGCGGTAAGGTAATAACTCATAAAGACCATACAGCACGTGTATTATGACAATAGACGGAAAAGACGTATATACTGAATGGGGATGTAAATTATTGGAAGGTTCTTTTGATGATCTTCTGAAATACCCCAAACGTAAGGCAGTCAAATATAACAACTGGGCGGAAGCCGACGGGATCGATCTCGATCTGTCGGTTGTGGAGTTCGAACCTAAGACCGTCAAGTTGAAATTCCTCATGAAGGCAGAAACGCTTGAGCAGTTCTGGTCTGGGTATAGAAAGTTTGTTGCTGATCTGTCCGCACCGGGCTATCGGGAATTCAATCTTATTGCCGGTATGACCAACCGCTTACGATTCAATGTCGGCTCTTCTCACGAACAGCCTGTGCCATTTAATGCAGGGGAGAACGTATCTGTGTTTGAACTTTCTTTTGTCGAGGACAATCATGCCATTTATCCGGCAACTCCGGCCGGCGGTATCGGGCTTCGCGGGCAGTATGCGATTAATGGGATAGACTTTGCAGACTTCGGTATAGGATCGGACGATAACCAGGAGGACATCTTGAAATATCCTGCGGTTAAGGCGCCGTTCACTGATGGCCGTACGGTAGACCTTTCGACAATCAAAACCCTGCATCGGGAAATAAAACTGTCCCTTTGGATGTTGGCCGGCAGTGTGGAAGAGTTTCTGAATAACTATCGGGCATTCTTTAGCCAGATATCCGGTGTAGGAAATCAGGAATTATATATTAAGACGTTGGATGGTATCATTCAGGTGTACTATACGGATTGCCCGTCCTTTTCTGTGGAAGTCTGGCAGGAGAACCGGATAGGGGCAAGATTCACTATTTCTGTTGTTGCTCCCGTGGTGAGTTGGATAGATGCCGGCGGTGATGTTCGTTACCGTGTGCTGAAAGATCCGGATTTGGGGTTATTGGCAGATGAGCAAGGTAGAATAATAGTTTTCAATTGATATGGCAGAAGAATTTGAAATAATCAGGGCTAATTTGCTTCCGGCAGCCGGAACAATAACCGATAATGATATGATCCTGATCATTCAGGGTGGGAGACCTAAGCGTGCTTTGCCCTCTGCAATGAAAGGTAAACAGGGCGATCCCGGCCTTAGTGCGTTTTTAGGGATAAACGATAAATACATCCTTTGGAAACAAGGAGCTAATGGTGCTTGGCAGAATCTGTTGGAAATTGAGAAAATTCGTGGGCCGAAAGGAGAGAAGCCGGTTTTTCGAAAGTTGAACGGTACGCTTCAAATGAAATACGAAGGTGAGCCGGATAGTGCATACGTGGATATTTTCGACCGTGAAGAATTGAAAATGAAGTTTTTCGATCTGACACCAGCAGAAGTGGATCAATTGAAACTGCATTTTTCTGATCTGACAGAGACTGATAAGGCCGAACTTATGAAGCCGGCAACGGATGCGGCAAAAGAGGTTCGTGAACAGATGTCCCAAATTAAGGAGGAAGCTAATACTGCTATATCGAATGTAAACACCGCAAAAGTGAGCGCAGAGGCGGCAACCAAGGCTGCAAATGATGCCGCAGCTTTAGCAAATGCCGCAGCTGGTCAAGCAACTCAATCTGCCGGAGATGCTAATGCAGCGACCAAATTGGCTGTTGCTGCCGCTGCATTGGCGGAGGAAAAAGCCGGTATAGCCAATACCGCAGCCGAGAATGCCGATACCGCAGCAGCTTCAGCCAATATGGCAAAGGAAGAAGCAGATAAAGCAACTGTTGAAGCCAATATAGCCGCAGGAAAGGCCAATGATGCCGCAGGAAAGGCTGACACGGCAACAATAAATGCCAATACCGCAACGGATAAAGCGAATGAAGCAGCATCCTCGGCTACAACTGCCGCCGAAAATGCTGATGCGGCTGTAGAGCGTGCGGATGATACCATAGCTTCTGCCGAGACTGCTACAAAATCGGCGACGGATGCAGCTTTAGCCGCAAACACGGCAAAAGAAAATGCAGACAAGGCGGCAAATACAGCCAAAGCTGCCGCTACTCTGGCCAATGAAAAGGCAGGACTGGCGGATACGGCAGCTTTGGCTGCTAATACGGCAAAGGAAGATGCCATAGTCGCAACCGGCAAGGCCAACACAGCCGCCGACCGCGCCAATCGTGCAGCCGAAGCCGCCGAAGGAGTCATCAGTGGACTGCAACCCGACTGGAACGTTACCGATCCTGTCAATAAGAACTACATCAAGAACAAACCGGAGATCCCGACGTTGGAGGCTATCCCGGACGAAAATACATTGAGCTATGTCAATACCGACGGTACAACCATCAATTTTCGTATCGGCGATGAAGTACGTGTAGCGGAAGAAGGAGAATATGTATTCTACCGGCTTTATGATCTTGCCGGGGGAAAAGCCTCGTGGCAGGAATCCGGCAGCGGTACAGCCTTGCCCGGTAATGTTTATCTGACAGGAGCCAATTATTACAATGAATCAGTACGAACGATAAAACAAGGATATTTAAGCAATGAGTAAGAAAGGTGCATTTATTTATCAACAGATCGAACAGACGACCGCCGAATGGGCAAGCGATACGACGGTCTATCCGGCATCGGTATGGCTCTTCGAACGATTGGAGAATGGCAAGTTCAGCATGAAGCTATCCGACGGAGTGCATACGTTTGCAGATCTTCCGGCTGTTTTGCAGGATATACAGGTCAGTGTCAAAACCAATAACGAAACGACATATATTCTCCAGATAACGACCGCTGCCGGCACATTTGATACACCGAATCTTAAAGGTGCAAAAGGGGATAAAGGGGACAAAGGAGAAACAGGCGCTAAAGGAGAAACCGGGGCAAAAGGTGAACAGGGCATACAGGGTGTCCCTGGTCCTCAAGGTGAACAGGGCATACAAGGTTTGCAAGGAGAAACAGGCGCACAGGGTCCAAAGGGCGATCGAGGCGAACAGGGCCCGCAGGGGATACAGGGCGAGAAAGGCGAAACGGGTGAACGAGGCGAACAGGGTCTTCAGGGCATACAAGGCTTGCCCGGCAAGGATGGAGCAATCACTGTAGATGCTCCATCTGATACATCTACGTATGGCAGGAAAGCCGGTGGATGGGTCAAAGTCGTTGAAGCTGTAACGGGAAAGGGGCTATCAACCAATGACTACAGCAATGAAGAGAAAACGAAGGTATCGGACTCTTTGAGGCTGAAAGAGTATGTCGATGTCAGTACCTTAAAGTCGCTTCCTTCATCACCGTATAACTTGCGTTTTACCTATTCGAGTACATCTGTGCAGGCGATCAACTTTGCGAATATAGGAAGCGTACCGGAGATGCAGGAGTTTTATCTGTCCATTAAGAACAACACCGGATCAACGATTAACCAACCGATCCCAAACGGTTCGGGCTGGCAATCGGAGGAAACAAGCGTTGAACTGCCAGCTGGTAAAGCCACAGGGGTATCGCTGAAAAAAGAACATGGGATAATTGTCGTAAGGGTCTAATAAATATAAGTAGATATGAAACTAAGACAGATGTTAGGAAATAGGACAATCAATTATGACAAGTATGCAAACGGAATTTATATACTGCATACAAACGGGCTACTTTTTAAGCGTGACAAGTGGAATTTACCCAATGATGAAGCTGTTGGAGTAGCCGTTATCTCCGACAATTGCAAGTTCGTGATTGCACCGGACGAATGTATGGATTACATACGCTGGGGACCGTATCAGGCAATGGCATTGGTCCCCGGCGCGACAACTTCAGCGAATCTGGATGTGGCCTTACAAGACTATGAAGGCATTCGGAACACCAATGCACATGTTGCATATTTTGGAAGCAAAGTAGACTATGCTGCAGGCTGGTGTAAACAATATGTCTTTAAAAATGGAAAGAACGGTTACATGGGGGCTGCCGGAGAATGGAATGAAGTTTTACACAATTTGTCAGAAATAGACCAGTGTCTATCCAAGATTGGTGGTATTGTTATTGATGAATACAGGGAAATAAATGATTATTATTGTACATCCACCCAAAGTGACGACAAGTATACATGGGCATATGTTTGGGACAATTATGATTTTGTAGAGCAAATCAAAGAATCCTATTTCCGTGTTCGTGCTTTTACCTCCTTAAATAATAACGAATAAATCAGAATAATTATGACATATATAAATAAAGTGATTCATTTTTGGAAGGTACAAGAAACTCTTCCTCCTTCTTATAAAATAGGTATCAGTATAGATGATTATAATGAGGGTGCTTTTTTACTTCTGAATACAGAACAGGAACAGTACCACAACGAACATCCGGATGCAACCCCGTTGGAGTGTTGGCACATGCAGCCCACTCCAGAACCTGAACCGACTCCGGAAGAATTGCTTTGGCGTGCCCGTGATGCCAAACGGCAGGAAATCTACGACAAAGACATCCATCATTATTATATTGATGAACAGGACGCATATGTCTCGAACACCCTGCAAGTGAAGGATAAGTGTGGCCGGCAGGAAGAAGTCGAAGTAGGCGGTCATCTGTACGCCTCGAATATCTTAACGGTTGCTCTTGACGAAATAGCTGACTATTCGGAGCAATGCGGCAAGGTGACAGACGGCTTGCTATCCCGTATCGATGCCGCCCAAACAGCCGAGGAGGTCGAAGCTATCGTGGTGGAAGGCTATCCTGAAATGATCCATACAACAACGGTA